TCGAGAGGGAAGATTTTTAAGATTCAATGCTTCTTTTATTGAAGAAGGTCAAAACGAGTTTCCTCTTACAGCAAATAATTTTCGGCAATCTGTTTTAGATCAAGCGCCGGTCGTAAATGAATCATCGGCTAGTTTTTTTGATAATCAGTTTAGTTTAATCAATCAAGCTCAAGAGGGGATTGATCGGGCTAGAAATGCTATTGAAACCTTCACGAGCAATATTGACCAGGCGACTTCTTTTTTATCGGATGCAGAGAACTTGGTTGCTTCTATTATTGGAGCGAATAATTCTCTCTTAGGAGATATCAACAATCTTTTATTTACTCCTCAAATCTTAGCCGGTCGAATCAATGACATTATCAATTTATTTAAAAACCATGCGAATTTCTCAGAGCAAGCCGAAGCTATGGGAGAGATTCAATCGATTGATCTTGGAAGCTCAAGAATCACAACGCCAACGCCTTCTAGGCAGCAAGACAAGTTAAACATTGAAAGTTTAGAAAATTTAATACGCCAAGGAGCGATTGTTGTAAGAGCGACGGCGAGTTCTCAAAGAGATGATTTTAAGAGTATTGAAGAGGCTCAAGAGGAAAGAGATCTAGTTGGGAATTTGCTTGATGAGCAAATTGATTCGACAGAAGATGACGATCTTTTTCAAGCCTTAAGAGATATCAAAGCTTTTAGTTTTGATGCGATTCCAGATCCATTTCAAGACTTGCCTTCGATTATAGAGATCGAAAATAAGAAGACGAGAGCGGCTTTACTTATTTCTTATGAAATTTTTGAATCCATAGATCAGGAGCAAGACATTATTGATAGAAACAATGTTTTTCATCCTGGTTTTGTTCGAGGCGGTGAAGAAATAAAGGTGCTTTCTCGTGGATAGGCCGATTCGCACGATCGATAGCGGGGTTTTGATTGACGATGAAGCTAGTGTTTTCATCAATTCAAAAATCTTTTCCGGATGGAAAACGATTTCTGTTTTAAAATCAATTTCTACTTTATCTGGGCAGTTTCGTCTCGAGATCAGTGACAAGTTTAAATCAAATGAAATTTCTTGGGATTTTAGGCCTGGAGCCAGGCTAAAGATTCAGCTTGGCTCAGATAAAATCATTGACGGTTTTATTGACGCGGTTTCTTCTCAGGCTTCCTCAAAATCGAGAAGCTTTTCTTTCAGTGGTCGTGACTTGACAGCCGATATTATTGATTCCTCGGTGACGAGCGAGCCTTTTGAGTTTAATCAAATCAAGCTCGAAAAGCTTATTGAAACTTTGATTAAGCCTTTTGGTGTTTCGGTAAGATCTTTAGCGGATACTGGCTCAGCAATAGATAAGGTTACGATTTCTCAAGGCGAGAGTGTTTTTGATGCGATTGATAAGCAAGCAAGAGCAAAGGGTCTTCTTTTATCCGGCGATAAAAACGGAAATATTTTGATTCAAAACCCTGGCCAGTCTTTAAACAGGACAGCTCTTTTAGAGGGACAAAACCTTTTAAGTGTTTCGGCGGATTACAACAATTCCGAGAGGCATTCAGATTATATTGTAAAGGCCCAGAGTTTTGGAGATGATTTTGATTTTGGTCAATCGGTCTCTCAAGTCTCTGGCTCAGCAAAAGATGAAGGAATCCGTCGTTTTAGGCCTTTGATTTTAGTTGGCGAAAAATCAATGACTTCTGAAGAAGCAAAAAAAAGAGCCGAGTTTGAAGCATCGGCTCGTGTTGCAAGATCTCTCATTGTGAATGCTTCGGTTGTCGGCTGGAAAGATTCAAATGGCAGTCTTTGGGTTCCTAACCAGCTTGTTGATTTAAGAGCTTCGAGCATTGGTCTTGAGGAGAGGCTTTTAATTGAGTCGATTGAGTATTCCAAAGATTCAAGTGGAACCATTTCTAAAATGAGGCTGGTTAGAAAAGATTCTTATTTGCCGGAGCCAATTAAAAAGCAAGAAGATGACCCGCTACAATTTTTAAGAGGACTTCGAGATCGTGAGCAATAGCATTATAAAAAGGCTTAAAGATCGAATTATGAATGCGATTGCTCGTGGAGTGCTTTTGCAAATTGATGATTCAAAGAAGCTTCAAAGTTTACAGCTTTCATTATTTGCCGGTGAGATTAAAGATCAGGTTGAGCGTTTTCAAAACTATGGTTTTACTTCTCATCCTTTTGAAGGTGCAGAAGGGGTTTGTTTATTTCCTCAAGGCAATCGAGATCATGGAATTGTCATTTGTGTCGACGATAGAAGGTTTCGTTTGAAGGCATTAGAAAAAGGAGAGGTCGCCATCTATACCGATGAAGGTGACAAAATTCATCTCAAAAGAAACAAAGAGATTGAGGTTTTGACGAATAAACTTACAGTCAATGCGGCAAATGAAGTCGAGGTCAATACTCAGGTCGCTAATGTCAATGCTTCTTCTTCGGTTACGGTAGACAGTCCGATTTCGACATTTACAGGAGATGTGACTGTCGAAGGAAATATTTTAGGAAAGCAAAACGTAACCGGAACGCTTTCGGTTACAACGCTTGCGATCAATCCTTCGGGAACAACAATGAAAAACATTCGAGATATCTTTAATTCGCATACTCATAATCAAGGAAATGATTCGGATGGGGATTCGCAAGCAACAACAAATCAGCCAAACCAACAGGTAAATTAGATGGATTTAGGACTTTTTATATTAGAAGACGGCCCAGATATTGTTTTTGAAAAAGGCGATATTAAGCTTGATGAGGGTTTAGAGACGGCGGTTTTAATTTCTCTTTTTTCAGATAGGAGAGTAAGTTCGGCTGAGATTCCTTTTGGTCAAACATCGCCTAGAGGTTGGTGGGGAGATTTATTTGCTGAAGAAGCTGGAGATCGAATTGGCTCTAAGCTTTGGCTTTTTGCTCGTGAGAAAACGAGCGTTCAAACCGCCAATCGAATTCAGCAAGAGATGAGAAACGCACTTCAATGGCTTATTGATGATTCGATTGCTTCGCAAGTGAATGTTTTTTTCACGATTGTCACAAGATTTCAGATAGATTTTACGATTGAAATTATAAAAAATAATTCTGACACTCAACGATTTGATGTTGTTTGGGAAGGTCAAGAGTTAAGGAGAGCTTAAGATGCCACTTCAAAGGCCAAGTTTATCACAAATTATTGAGAGGGTAGAATCTGACATTCAATCGGAGACTGGAATTACGTCTTTACTTAGACGTTCTGTTTTAAAAGCCTTTGCCAAAGCTATTGCGGCAACGTCTCATGTGCTTCATGGCTTTATTCAAGAATCTTCAGAGAATCTTTTTCCAGATACCGCGGAGGCTCAGTTTTTAAATCGTTGGGCTTTTATTTGGGGCGTGCAAAGAAGGGTTTCAACTTTTGCGGAAATTGAGCTTAAATTGCTTGGAACGGATGGCTCTTTTATAGCGGCAAATACTCAGGTTCAAAGCGCATCAGGCATTATTTATGAAGCGATTTCTTCGGGTTCGATTGGAGATGTGACCTCTGGAGAGCTTCTTCTTTCTTTTAGGGCTGTGGAGTCAGGCTTTGATTCCAATGTTTTAGTGGGGAATATTTTTTCATTTGTTTCCCCTGTTTCAGGAGTGAGCTCAGAAGCCGAAGTCACTCAAATATTGAAAGAAGGCGAAGATACAGAATCGGATGAATCTTTAAGGTCTCGCTTAATTGACCGCATTCAACAACCGCCATCTGGAGGCAATGCGAATGATTATTTGCAAACAGCTCTTTCGGTTGCTGGAGTTACAAGGGCTTGGGTTTTTCCCTTAAATCGAGGGCCTGGCACGGTCGACGTTTCTTTTGTCGAGGACAATGAAGATCCGATTATTCCTTCGACGGCTAAAGTTCAAGAGGTTCAAGATGCGATAGATGCTTTTAAGCCGGTGACAGCGGATTCGGATGTTTTTGCGCCAACGGCTGTGGAGATCAATCCAACAATTAAACTTTCTCCGAACACGGCTGTGGTTCAAGCGGCGGCTGAAGCAGAGCTTGAGCTTTTACTTCAAACGGATGCTCAAGTGGGAGGTGCGCTTAAAGATGCGTCTTCGACTTATTCGGGAACGATTCTTTTTTCTCGTTTAAACGAGGCGGTTTCAAGGGCGGCTGGAGAAGAAGACCATGAGTTTGTAAGTCCGACGGCTAACTTTACAGTGAATAATGGAGAGATTGCGGTTCTTGGAACGGTGACATGGCAAAATCTTTAGAAAAATATATAGAGCTTTTCCATGACTGGCTTCCGACAGGAGATGCCTGGAGGCGAGACCCTGAGACGAATATTAGAAAGCTATTTAAGGGTTTTTCTCATGAGTATTTTAGAGCCGAGTGCAGACAGCTTGAGCTTATAACGCGTGAAGTCAATCCTTGTACAACTCAAGAGCTTTTAGAGGACTGGGAGAGGCTTGTTGGGATACCGGATGAGTGTACTGGCAGCTTTCAAACGACAGAAGATAGGCGAAATCAGATTAAGCAAAAGTTGACCTCAAGAGGCGGCTTAAATGAGGCTTTTTATATTGAGATTGCAGCAAGCTTTGGAGTGGATACAGAAATTGAGATTGATAATGCTCAGGCTTGTCGGGCTGGAGCTTGCAGAGCGGGAGACCGTATCTATAGTCAAGCTTGGCAATTTTTCTGGATTGTTGAGACTTCAGATTTTATACGGCGATTTTGTCGAGCGGGATCTTGTCGGGCGGGAGATCGCTTATCTGAGTTTGGCAATGAGACGCTTGAATGCACGATAAAAAAATTAAAACCTGCACATACGGACGTGATTTTTAGGTTTGGAACGTAGAGAATAGGAGACGCTATGTTAAGAATAGATGCTGCAGATGCTACAGTTGACAATAAATTTACGGATGGAGATCCGGCAATTCCAATTCCGGCAACAGTTATTGACGCCAAGTGGCTTAATGTAAATCAGGAAGAAGGCGTTGTTATCGTCTTAGATCAAAAGATTTCACTCGATCAGACCGGTACGATAACAAATCAACTTCAAGATGCCTTGGGGATGAAAAACGGTGAGCAAGATATTTTAAATAATCAAGCTTCTGCTTTAGATATTACAGGACTTGTTTTTGACAAGACTGTTTATAAAGCAGCAAGGATTTTATTTGCGATTGATCGGCAAACCGACACTCAAAACGTAAATGAGATGGGGGAAATGTTCGTGATGCACGATGCTGTGGCAGACAATTGGAAGCTTAGCTTTGATTCAAAATTTGATAACTCAGGCGTGATATTATCTATCGACTCATCTGGTCAGGTTCAATATACGAGCGATGATTTATCAGGCCCGAGTTATCAAGGCAAAATAAGATTTATAGATATTAAGAGATTGGTTCAAACCGCTTAAGGGGGAAATATGAAGTTTTTAAAGAATACGACAATTTTAGTTTTGGGTTTAATGATTTCAAACCCTTTATTTGCGGGTCGAATTACAGAAGATAAGACAACTTTTGGCGATCCTTCTTCTTCAGGGGACGTGACTTTAGAGTTTCGAGATTCTTCAAAACAAATTAAACTAAACAACTCAACCGGACAGCTTGAGTTTTCAAATGATGGCTCAAACTTCTTTCCTATTGGATCAGGCGGAGATGGCGCAGGTGAAGCAAAAGACGGAAGCTCTGGCTATCTTAACTTTTATCAGAAAACCGCATTAGATCTCAGCGGTTCGGGCGACTTTAGTGACGGTGATATAAAAGTTGAAAGAATTAATGACATGGTCACAGTAACACTTGTTAGTCAGGCAGTATTTTCGTCAGCCACAAAGCCAGCCTCAGCGTCAGGATTGATTCCTGCGTGGGCTCGCCCTGCTTTAGACGTGACCAATGCGATTTTTCTTAATGACGAAGCAAACGTCTGGCATATGTCGGTTGAATCGGACGGGACTTTAGGATTTAGTTTTCGCACATGGAGTGGAAGCGCTTCAAATAGAACGTCTACTGGCTCTGGTTTCGGGCACAGCGTAACCTATTCAATAGGAACAAACTAAATCGATGGAATCAATGCCCACCTGGTTATCTCAGCTTATTTCAAGCGGCTTAATAATGGCCGTGCTGGGGGCTTTAATTCGCTTCTCAATAGGAAGTGTAACCAAAAGGCTTGATAAGATTGAAGCGGATTTGTCGGCTGCAAAAAGTGACATTCACGATATCAAGTTAGATAGGGCTGAAAAAATGGGTGAGCTTAAAGCAGAAAGTCAGCTTATGTGGCGGGATATCAACACCGACAAGCAAAAGATTGTAAAGCTTCAAAGTTCGATGGATAAGGTTTGGGAGTGTCTGCAAAAGATTGCAAACGTCAGATCTCGAACAAGCGATAAACTAAACAAAGGGGAATAAAATGGCAGAAGAAGCAAAAAAAATAGAAACAAGAGCAGATAAGCCTGGCTTCAAAACTTCTGAGTTTTGGATCAATGTTGTTGCGATTATAGCCGGTATTATAATTGCAAGCGGCTTGATTGAAGATGGCGGTATGGTCGCTCAAATTGTTGGCGGCATCATGTCTTCTTTGGCAGCGGCAAGTTATACCGCTGGGAGAAGCGTTGTTAAAAGAAAGCAAATCGACGCACCGAAATCTTAAAAAAATGAATCGGTTTTTGCTTTTACCTTTGGTGATTTTGTTAGCTTCATGCTCATCAAAATCACCAAAGGTTTTCGATCTTCAAAAATCAGCCGTTGAGTCGAGATCGCTTTCTGCGATTTTAAGCGGTTGTTCCATGTCTCCGGCGCTCGGTTATTTATATTGTGAGGTCCGAGAAGGGAGTTCTTTTAATCAAAAGATTTTTCTTCATTTTCCAAAGCTAGAATGTCAGAAAGAATCTTGTATTGAAGTCATTTGGCTTCATAAGTCTCAAAACTTTACTGCGTCTAAAGCTTTAGAAAAAAACGAATTCACCACAAGTTTTTTATTATCCGATATTGTTGGCCATCAAAATCAAGCTTCTCTTTCGGATGACGGCGAATATCAAGTTCTTATTTCAGGTTGGTTTGAAGGAGAGGATTCCTCCGAGTTTCATTTTCAAAGCAAAGGGATTTTAAGATTAAGAATCATCGAAGATGATTTCTTTCCTTTGGTCTGCAAAGGGATTGATACGGCTTGGAAGTTAGACTTATCTGATTCTTGTCAGGCTCACTATTCCACAAAGATGAGAGCAAATCTTTGTGGTGAATGTCGGAGTGAAGCGAAATGGGTGCACTGATTTCAGACCCAAAGCTTTGGGCGGCTCTTTTAGGATTGATTACCATTTTAGTCGGCCTTTATCGCAGCTTTTTATCAAAGAAAGCGCGCCTTAAAAAAGAACAGAAAGAAAGAAACCAGCAAGCTTCTGAGGAAAAAGAGGTCCTTCTTTCTGAGGCAGTGACAGAAATTATTGATGTTAATGAACAGATTGAAAAATCAAATCAAACATCTAAGGATTATTTTGAGGGGAAAAAGATGATCGATTCAAAAATATGGGAGTTAATTAAAGCTCAATCAAAGATTTCAAATTTAGATCCGATTGTTTTAGGAGCGATTGTCTATCAGGAATCTGGGGGTAATCCTTGGGCGATGCGATATGAGCCTTTATGGGCGCATGGTCTTGTCGAGACAAAAAGAAATGCGGCGGCGGTTCTTTCTTCTGAGCATACGGAGGAGATTTTGCAGAAATCTTCTCTAGGCTTGTGTCAAGTAATGGGAGTGGTGGCAAGAGAGCTTGGCTTTAAAGGATGGCTTACTCAATTATTTAAGCCTGAAATTGGGCTTCTTTATGGGGCAATGGTGCTCAGCAAAAACATTTCCAGGTTCAAAGATTTAGAGAGTGCGATTTCAGCCTATAACGCAGGCAGTCCAAAGAAAGACAGCCAAGGTGATTTTATCAATCAAGACTATGTAGACTCGGTTTATCGTCACATGAAAGAATTAAGTAAAGTTCAAAATTAAAACCTAAGAGGGGGAAATTAAAAATGGCAGTGATTCAATTTTTAACGAGAGCGGCGACTCGAAATGAGAGAAAAAACTCTCAGTCTTTAGAGCCTGATTTTTTAGACATAGGAATTGGGGGAGCTTCTCCCATTCGCATTTCAAAAGATGTAAACGATGAATTTGATTTTGGAGGAAATGGACTAGCCAATTTAGGTCTTGATTCGACTCCGACAAACTACTCACCGACCGATGCGAATAAATTAGCTGATCATTTATCAGCGATTGACACGGCTTTAGCTTCGGCGGGAGGAAGTGAGTTTTCTGATTCTACTTTTAGAGTTCAAGATAACTCGGATGCGACGAAGCAAATGGCTTTTGAGGTTTCATCGGTTTCAACGGCAACAACTCGAACCGTAACGATGCCGGATGCAGACGTTAATCTTGGCGACATTGCAACAAACAATGATTTTCGAGTTGATCTTCAAAGCTCGGCGAACGGTGAGGGTGCTTCCTTAGTCACCATTGAAGATGCAGGCTCTTTGTTTACAGCGACCAACGTCGAAGCCGCCCTAGCAGAAGTTAAAGGTGTTGCCGACGCTGCACTGCCTACCGCAGGCGGCACGATGAGTGGCAATATTGATATGGGATCAAACAAGATCACAAATCTTGCCAATCCTACTTCAGGTGATGAAGCGGTCAATAAAGGTTATGTCGATTCGGCTTTGGCAGGTCTTGATTTTCAACCAGACGTCAATGATGTTGTGGCCGATGCGAATGCGACGGCTCCTGGGGCGGGACTGCCAGCGGCAGCGACCGGCCAACGATATATTCTTCAATCCAACACAGCCTCTCTCAACGCAGCCTGGGGAACGATCACCGGAGTGGGTGATAATGATATTGTCGAGTTTGATGGAACGAATTGGACCGTTGCTTATGATGTTTCCGCAGAAGGCGAAGGCGCTCTCACTTGGGATCGAGATTCAAACACTTTTCAGAGATGGGATGGAACCTCTTGGGATGAGTTTGGCGGCCTTGCGGGAGTTACGGCGGGAGTGGGTCTTTCAAAAACTGGAAGTACACTCAACGTCAATTTAGGCGCAGGTATTTTAGAGCTTCCAAGCGATGAGGTTGGAATTGATTTTCATGCCGATGGCGGTTTGTTTTTAACAGAAGATAATTCTTCGGCAAGCTCTACGGCAGCGGCTCAGATTGCGGTTAAGCTGGATGGATCTTCTTTAAATAAAGATGCCAACGGACTAAGCGTATCAGACGCAGGGGTGACAGAAGCTAAACTTGCGGCTTCTGTGGCTGGAGACGGTCTTGCTGGAGGCGCGGGAAGTCCTCTTTCTGTCAATGTTTCAGACGGTTTAAGAATCCTTTCTGATAATGTTCAAAGAGACGATGCGATTGTGGCTCAAAATGACGATGCTTCTTCGGTTTCGATTAGAAATATTGTGCGAATTGAAGCGGATGGGAATTTTGTTTTAGCCGACAAATCAGACAGTGGTCTTGATGAGGGGACGCGCTTTGCAATTGTTGAGGATGCCTCGATTGCTTCGGCGGCAAGTGGCCGAGTGATTGTTAGAAGTGGGGCTTTAATTTCTGGGTTCTCTGGCCTTACGCCTTCGGCTCCCGTTTATTTGGGGGCTTCAGGAGCGATTGTCCAAAACACGACAGGCTTTAGTGTGGGAACGGATTCGGTCGTTCGCATTGGCTATGCCCATAGTGCGAGTGTGATAGAGTTTTCGCCGGAATATGAGACGCTTTTTTAAGGAAGACGAAAGAGGAAATGGGTGTCAAAGGCCCATTTCCTCGCTAGTTTATTTCTATGCGTCTTTATGGGCCACAGTCTGACACGCGTTTTGCCAAAAGAAGGTCAAAGATTGAACTTTTTGAGGGCACAGGATCGCCTAACGGCTCTCAAGTGGGAAGCCCAGGGGATTTATTTGTCAACACCGCATCTCCAGGCGATCTTTTTATTAAAGAAGTCGGCTCTGCAAATTCAAGCGGATGGGTATCTTTAAAGTCTGGCTCATCAGAATCTTTTTTTCAAAGCATTTTAAATAATCAAACTACTGCGGTTTCTCTTTCGGGTCTTCAATTTGATTCATCAGAAACAAAAGCAGCCAGGGTTGATTTCGACATCGAGAGAAGAACGGATACACAAAGTTTATTTGAAAATGGAACTTTGTTTATAAGTTTTGATGAAGAAAACTCTAGCTGGAATATATCACTTGATTCAAAGTTTGATGACTCAGGAGTTACTTTTATCATTGATGCCAATGGTCAAGTCTCTTATGAGAGCAGTGAGCTTTTAGGGGCGAACTATAATGGAGAGGTGAGATTAGCGAATATCATTCTCCTTCCAAAGCTTTCAGGTTCTAATCAGTTTTCTATTTTAAACAATCAAACGACTCCACAAAATTTATCGAATTTAATTTTTGATTCTCAAGCGGTGAAGGCTGCAAAGATATTTTTTGACTTGGAGCGAAGAACCGATTCAGAAAGTCTTTTGGAAACAGGAGAGATTTTTATTTCATTTAAGAATGAAGATTCATCTTGGAATATATCATTTGATTCAAAGTTTGATAATTCAGGAGTTACTTTTTTAATCAACTCTTCGGGTCAAGTTCAATATGAAAGCAGTGAGCTTTTAGGATTAAATTATTCTGGAGAGCTTCGCATCACAGACATTAGGAGGTTATTGCAATGACAGAAAATGCGCCAATTGATTTAGAGGGGCTTCCGATGAATAGGCTTTATGAGCTTTTTTATTCAGAAGTGAAGTCAAAGAATATGGTGGAGCAAAAGATTTCTTATTTAAATCAGCTTCACTCTCAAATCGATTTAAAGATTTCTAAGCTACAATCTGAAATTGATTCTCGGCAAAGTGAAGATTCTTCTTTGAGGGAGACTTTGAAGCCGGTTGAAAAAAGAAAAACTGAGCACAAAAAAAAGAGAAATTAAATAAATGGCGATCTTGATTCAAAGGAAATCTCTAGGTTTTGGGGAGCCGCACTTTAAGAGTGCGAGGGTGGTCTCTAATCCTGGGGTGAATCAAGAGGTTCTTTTAGATGACGCAGTGGGCGCAGGAAAAGAAAGACGCCTAACACGCGTGTTTATTTCCACGTCTTTTCCGGGGCGAGTGGAAATTGATTTAAATGGCGATTTGATAGGGAGTTTTTTGATTCGAGCGGGAGAGGCGAACGTCGCTTTTGATTTTATTCCTTCAAGACCTGTTTCTTCAGGCGACCAAGTCCGTGTAAAATATGAGCAGGTGAGTGATATCACGCAAACATCGGACGTTGACGTTTATCTCATGGCCGAGGATTTCGAGATCTAATAAAAAACCTATAGGGGAGAAAAAATATGGCTGATGTAACAGCATTTCCAATTCTAAAAAAAGCAAACGGAGCAGCGGCGGTTCAAGAGGCAGCGGCAGAAGGAGACGTACTTAAATCAGTACAAATGGCCGTTCTTGTGGCAAAGGATGCTTCAGGCAATGAAGCGAAGATTCCTTTAACAGCCGATGGGCGAGTGCCAGTTTCTCAAGATGCAGCCGGCACGGTCATCAAGGGATTTGGGCGACACACTTTAACCGCATTAGATGCGTTTGAAGATGTTGTCACTCTTAGTTTAACGGCTGGAGAGGACTACATTTGCTCTGAGTTTATTGTTTCTCATCCGTTTCCTTGTGAATGGAAAATCATTCATAATGATGACGGCACACCTGTAGAGCTTGCCAGTGTGGATACCGGCTCAGGTAATTTAGCAATGGATGTTCAGCCAAAGAGTTTAAACTTCACGGCTGGAGCGAGCGGAACGCAAGAGCTTAAGGTGCAGTGCTTGCAGAAGAACGGTCCTTTAAGTGATGCGAAGGCTCATTTAAGCAGCATTCAAACGGCTTAAAAGATAAACCATGAGTGGGGTTTCTCAGTTTGAGCTTTCGGATAATGAGGGCACGTCGGACATATTTAATGAATCGATCAGTCCCATGTCGAGCATTGATATTCCGGCTTCGGCTGGAAACCCCATTTCTGGTTTCATGATCTTCAACAAAGACCCAGGTCTTGAGATTGAGTTTAAGTGGGAAGGCCAAACGAATTGGCTGACTTTGTCTCGAAGGGAGCGGATTTTTTTAAATTTGCAAGGCCGTCCCAAGCAAATTCAAATCCGAAATCAAAATAATGGCAAAACCATTGACGTTGATATTTTGCTTTATCGAGAGCTTTATTAGATGAGTACGCCTGGATTTTCTGCTTTTGCTGATCTTCGAGGCGATCTCAAAGGCGTTGATATTGCTAATTCTAACCCGGTGAATCTTGGCGGGTCTTGGACCGATATCAATCTTGATTCAGAAAGAAAAAAAGATTCCATTTTTGAACACCTATCAAACTCAGCCGAGATTAAAGTTTTAGAGGCAGGACTTTATTTGGTTAATTATTCTGTCGGAATTGAAACCATAAGTGGAAACAGCCGGTCTCAAACAGAAGCAAGGCTCTTGGTGAATGGCTCAGAAGTTTTAAACTCAAGATCAGAAATCTATAATCGTCTATTGTCTCAAGGAGGAGGTCACGCTCACAGAAGTTTTCTTTTAGATCTTTCACAAGATGATATTTTGAAGATTCAAGTTCAAAGACAAAGCGGCGGCGGCACGCAAGCAACCATTGCCGGTGCAAGTGCTCTTACTATTTTAAGGGCCGAGAGCTCGCCTGGAGAAAAAGGAGAAAGAGGCGCAACTGGAGCCGGAAGCAATGTAGACGTTGAGGATTCAGGCGTTCTTCTTCCAAGTTCTCCTTTTGATGTTTTAAATTTTAGGAACGGCTTATCCGTTAGCGAAGTCTCAGGTAAGGCGACCATTGACGTTTCTTTTGAAGCGAAGAAAACTCAACATCTTCAGTATGTGAAATTAGAGAATATGGACTTCGATCAATATCTCGTTTCTTTTCGAGATGACGACGATGACCCAAGATCGGGTAGCCCATCGAACGGCTTTCAGTTTAAGCAGTCTAGCCCTATTCTAGCGATTTACGCAGGCAAAATCATTAAAGCTAACTTCGCTATAAAGGGAGTGGCTCAAAGTACAGGCAGTGCCGCAGCTAATGTTGAAGCTTTATTTGAGCTTTGGAGTGTTGGTTTCAACGGCGAGGGAACGAAAATCTCTGACATTACAATCGATATTGACTCAAGCATTTATACCATTGGGAACTTTTGGAATGCTTCGGTAAATACTGATTTTAAAGCTTCAAAAGTTTTAGACATCTCTGTCGCAGAGAATGATCTTTTGGGTTTGAAGTTTATTCGCCGCACTGGAAATAATGTGGCGACGGTTTTAAGAGAGACGATTGTCAGCTTATCTTTGGAGGAGTCTTGATGCTTAAACTTATCAATGAGACGGATTCAATTATTGTCTTTGCAGACATTCAAAAAAGTATTGCAGCTTCTTCTTCTTTTGAGATTTCATCCGATAAAGAATTTCTTTATCAAAACTCAAGCGATGTGATTTTAGCTATTACAAACGGTGAGATCAGCGTCGAGAGAAATTCAGTGAGTTCTTCTGAGTTGAGTGAGCAGATTGATTTATTAAAAGGTTTAAAGATAGAGATCAGTGCTGCCAAGGATTCTAATGGAGCGCTGATCTCAAAACCAAAGTTCACAAAGTCAGGATGGGTTTTTAAGCTAGAGAGCTTTGATATTTTGTCGAGTAAAATGGGAGGTTCTTTTTATAAAGATTCTCAAGGAAACGATAAACCTTATTTGACTGAAAAGTTTTATGATTCCCAAGGCACAGAGCTTTTGAACCAAACGGATGTTGATACCTCTTGCGTAAGATCTGTTTTTGATTGGGAGCTTCCCTTTACCTTCGACATTTTAGCAGGAAGATGCGGTTCTCAGCCCGCTCCCACAGAAGACTTTAGATCTTGGGTCGTGGTCGCTCCCGGTATTCCAAAAGCGCAAGGCGGATCGGTTGAGTTTGCGACAGGAATTAACTTTAAACATTCTGAAAACGGCTGGTATTACCAAGATGGTCGAACACCGAAAACGCTCAATTATGTCGATGGTCTCGATCTTACAAAGTTTAGGATGATTTTTGAGCATCCGGTAGGATTTCAGCATGCCATCTCGTGCATTTTTGAGATTTTTGTCTCGCCGGAAAACAGCTAAATGAAAGACTTTGCGCTCATTTTATCAGGCGGCGGGGCAAAGGGGGCTTTTCAAGTGGGCGTTCTTTCTCAATTTGAAAAGAACGATATTCATCCTAAAATTATTTATGGAACTTCTGTCGGCGCTTTAAATGCTTATCTTTACTCAAAGCGAGGCGGCTTTGTTTTAGAAGAAGTATGGCGAGAGATTGAATCATGGCGAGATCTTTTTCGTTTCAATTGGAGTTCCTTATGGGGTTCAAAAAATGGTTTTTTAAATCAAAGTCCTCTTGAAAGATTGATGAAAAAGCATGGTCAAACCTTGATGTCCTATCCGGTGATTGCCAACGTTACGAATCTTTCGACAGGTCAGATTGAGAGGATATGGGATAAAGACCTTCGGTTTGAAGATATGGTATTAGCGAGTTCTGCGATTCCAGGTTTGATTCAAACGCGCTATGGTTTTTGCGATGGGATGCTTCGAGATAATACTCCTCTCAAGCCAGCCATTGAAGACGGCTATAAAAAAATCATCGTGATTTTAAATGACCCGAGAAATTTACCGATCAAGGCTTCGTTTTCCATCAGTGAGGTTTTAATGCGTTCCTTTGATATTATGAATAATGAGATGCTTCGAGCGGATTTGGAGGAATGTCAAAGAAGAAATGAAAAAGGCATCGGCAAAAAAATCGATCTCACAGTTATTGAGCCAGAGACTTTTATTGAGCCTTTAGATTTCTCGAAAAAATCGATTTCAAAAATGATTGAGCATGGCAAGGAGGTTTTTAAAGGTGTTTTTTAAGACGTGTTCGGCCTTTGGATTTGACCTTTTTGGCCTTCATTTAGAAGCAAAAGCGGCTCATTTTGTGGTTATAGCGATGAAGGATCTCGAGCCAAGTCTTCAGTGTACTTGGCTATTTTAATTCTTTAGAATATTTCCAATGCCAAAGATAGGAGATCCGGTTGATTTAGTCGTTCGGCTTGAGGGAAAAGAGCCGGATAAGTTTATTCGAGCCAGGATTTTTAATGATTCAGAAGCCCAGCTTGCCTCTATTATTTTGACTCATTTATCGGATGGCACTTATTTTGATGATTCTTTTTTGATGCCAAACTCTCGGCGTTTGATTGTTTCATATGATGTTTTTAATGACGCACTTCTCCAAGAGCTTTCGGCAAAATATCAGCCAGGGATTGATTTGTTTGATCTTGATGAAACTGATCAAGCTTTAGATCAGATTCTTTCATCTTTGATACAGGATTCAAAAGTCGCTATGATAGAAGCAGTCAGTGATATTCAGGCTGTTTTAGAGCCGGAAAGCTTGATGCGATCAAATCTTGAGGGGGATGCTGAGATTAAAGCTTCGATTGAAACAGAGAAAGTCTTAAGAGCCTCTTTAGCTGAAGAAGCGATTACTGAGACAATTACCACTGTCATTGAAGCCAATGAATTTGTCCCTCTTAAAAATATGAAAAACGGCTCTGGCTTTTTGCAGGGGCCTTTTAAGGCTTGGGCATTTTTAGATGATAACACAGTCACTTTAGCCGATGCAAAGTCTATGGATCTTTCTGAGAATCAGCTTTTTGATTTTGCAGGCATTAGCACTGAAGAAGTTGGGATCAATCAGGGTTTTGATTTGATTCGATTAGGCAGAGTGCCAGGGGCTTTAGAGGGCCGAGGCTATGCGGCGGGCACAAGGATTTTCATATCGGATGTAGCTGGAGAGATTACAGATAACCCTAATATTTCGGACCCTGATTTTGTAGCGGTTCATATTGGGCAAGCGATACCGGCGGTTGGAGCAAGCAGCTCGGATGAGGCCAAAGATTTATGGGTGCAGGGAGTAATTGAGGCATGAGTGAGAAAAATAGCGTCACGACAATAACACAAGGCCAACAAAAGCGTTTTTTGGTCACAATTACGGATGAGAAGGGAGTGGCTCAAGATCTTTCAGGCATCAATTTATCGGCTGTCAATCCAGCCGTTCAAAGTCTTCATCCTTTATCTCAGAAGGGCAAGTTCTTACGAAAGACGAATAAGGATGCTCAGTTTCCTTTAGAGATTATCACGGCTTCTTCTCAGGTAAGAATCACGCTTTCTGAAGAAGAAACGAGAACGCTT